CTCATGTTGAGTATTTTTTTAAGTGTAAGAAATGCGGAAAAATTGACTTTACACAGAGAAAATAATCTTAGTTAGTTCGTAAAAGATTAGCTTGATGCGGTGGCGGAATAAGACGCTAATTTAAGGTATAGGTAATGGTGCGTGTTGTGGGTTCTTGAAAACGTTGTTAAAAGAGGTAGTACACCCCCACCAATCAATTCTCACATAAGATTCGAAAGAAAAAAATCCTTATTCTCCCTTAATAATAGGGCAACGTGTTGTGAGAAAGACCGTGTAGAGTGAAATTCTCTACCCGCATTAGACCATACAGAATGTCTATAAACTTAACTGTAGGTAAGTAGCTCCACTCCCGACACTAATCACGTTCTTTGTTTACAAGGGGCGATAAATCCATTATTGCATAGCTTTGGTGCGTGAAACGAGAGTGTATCCTAGGTGAGTGAAAACCGAAGACTTTAAGACGGGGCAAAGGAAGGAACGCCTGAACAACACCTTATAAGAGTCTTAAAAGAAATTATAAGGGTGGCATTGCACACAAACTGCTATGGGGACGCAGGATAAATAAAAGCCCCACCATTAGTTCCGACGAGGGACAACCGCAGAAGCCGTATTGCGGTATATAAGTGGCGGTAGCGAATTAACTCAGTTGGCTAGAGGAAAATTCCAAAGTTTTCTGATTGTCATCTTTCTTTGGATTGTGTCGGCAGTTCAAATCTGCCATTCGCTATTTGCAGTTTTCACAACTGCACCCCAAACATATACAACTTTCCTCCTTGGTAGTGTTAAATGATTGCACCAACACCTAAAAAACTTGGTTGTCTGAGTAAAAAATGGAAGATTAGCAATCAGATCTTCGGTAACTATAAACAAGGTATGTTTTCAAATACGTGCACTTGTGGTGTGTGTCAGACAATCTATAAAGCCTAAGTTTCAAAATATTCTCCGTCCCCCTAGATGGAAATACTAATTTCGGGTTTATAAGGCTTTCTCCTACGCAGGATGACGAGCATCGGACGCTCATTTGGTTCATACCCAAAAGTAAGCAGGTTCAACTCCTGCTCCTGCTATTTGCACTTAGCCGAGGTGCAAGTTTTCATGTGAGCGTGTACTCATAAGTGAAAATCTCCAGGATAGCAAGGTGTCAAAACCTTGTTATCCATTTGCCCATCATGGGTGATTCTCATACGTGGCTTGCCTTCCCCTCATTTTGGGTAATCCACGCTCCTAAAAAGGTATTGTATGGAAATAGAGCAGCTTCAAGAATATTTTTTAAAAGCAAAAGAATACGAAAAATCCGGTGCATCAATCGCAAACAAGGTTGATAACTGGTATGGACTTACAGAACTTGCTATAAAAGATGATGTAAAGCTAGGTCTTGAAATAGGCAATGCAGCAAAAGATTTTATTCTTAGGACTTTGAAAGAAACATCAGGCGGTGATTTTAGACAGGCAGAAGAATACATACAGAGTAAAAAGACCTCAAATGGCTTTATTGATGCTTACTATGACATTTTAAGAGTTGAAGCACCGTATTGGCTTGATAGTTTTTCTCTTTACATTGAAAAAAATCGACCAAGAAAAGAAAGATTTTATGAACCACGTAGAATGACTCTAAAACAAGTGGCTGATGCTTTACAGAGTCTTGAAAATGATGAATTGGATGAATTGTTTGTACATATGCCGGCACGTTGCGGCAAGAGTCAGATGATAACAATGTATGCAACATGGCATTGTTCAAGAGATACAGAAAAAAGCAACTTATATGTGACATATAAAGAGGGATTAGGTGGTGCATTTTTAGATGGCGTTGTTGAAATTCTGAGTGACCCAACATACACATTTAAAGATGTACTTCCTGAAATAACAATAGCTGATACAGATGCAAAAAATAATAAGCTAGACCTTAATCGCAAGAAAAAGTATAAAACTCTATCAGGAAAAGGTTTAGAGTCAGGTTTAAATGGTGAGTATGATGCCTATGGTGTTCTGATAATGGATGATGTACTTTCCGGTGTTGAAGATGTTTTAAGTCCTGATGTATTAAAGAGAAAACAGACAATCTTTGATAACAATGTAATGGCAAGAGCCAAGGAAAATTGCAAAAAAATATACAACGGTACTATATGGGCTACTAATGATCTGTTCATGGATAGGCTAAATTTCCTTGAAACTGATCCATCCGCAGAAAATGTAAGATATAAAGTAATCCTTATTCCTGCTTTAGACCCTGATACAGATGAAAGTAATTTTAATTATGATTACGGTGTAGGCTATTCTACTGAGCATTGGCGCAGACGTAGGGCAAAATTTGAGATGAATAATGACATGGCAGGATGGTTTGCTCAATGTCAACAACAGCCTATAGATAGAACAGGTGCGGTATTTGACCCGGAGGGAATGAGATATTACGCTACACTTCCAATGGGTGAGCCAATAAAAGTAATAAGCCATGTGGACGTAGCATTAGGCGGTAAGGACTTCTTATCAATGCCAGTAGTTTATTACTATGAAAATGGTGAGGGCGGTTTAGATGGATATGTAGAGGATGTTGTCTTTGATAATTCGGAAAAACATGTAACAGAGCCACAAGTCATAGCAATGATAAAAAAACATATCATAAAACATCTTCATTTTGAAGCAAATCAGGGTGGTGAAGGTTATGCTGACGATATTCGCAGAATGCTTAAAGAAGATTCAGATTACAAGGAAATCTGCAATATTACTACCGATTGGGCTTTAGTAACTAAGCGAAAAGAACAAAGAATATGGGATAACGCAGAGGAAATTCGCAAATTATATTTCAAAGACCCACAACATAGGACACCACAATACAAGAAATTCATGAACAATCTGTTTCAGTTTTCAATGAATATGAGTAGAAAACTAAATGATGACGCACCGGATTCACTGTCAGGTCTGATTGATTTTGAAAAGCACGGAACAGGAATTAAAGCAGCAAAGATAATAAGAAGTCCAATATAAGGGGGGGAATATTATGTATGCTTTCAAAGTAATGGTAACAACACTGATGCTGATTTTAATAGGGACTTTAGCATATTCAGGAGTAAAAGCAAAAGGCAGTGGAAAGTCCGTGTCTTTGATAATGATTGTTATTGAAGCGTTGGGGATTATAGCTATTTGGGGGTGAGTATGAATAAAAAGAAACTACACTTTGATGATTTTGGAATAACAAAAAAAAGATACAAAGAGTTATGCGCTTTTTGCGAACAGTACCCAGAATGGAAAGATAAGTTAAAAAATCAGGTATTCATACAGGCGGTGCAGTATAATGACGAGCCAAAGCCTGCCAACCATAATAATGCCGATACTACTGCAAAACATGCGCTCTTGATGCTTAAGATGAAGCGCAATTGTGAGCTGATTGAGAAAGTAGCAAAAATGGCAGATTCAGAGTTTTGGGAGGCAATTATAAAATCTGCCTGCTATGAAGTGTCTACATCTTATCTTACAGGATGGGAAAACATACCATTGTCTAAATCAGCTTTTTATGAGCGTAGAAGATATTTCTTTTACCTACTAGATATAGAGAAAAATAAAATTGAATGTCAAAATGTGGAATTTTGAAAACACTTTTAATGTTATCATGATAGCAGATAAAAATGTGTAATGAATTAAGCGGTTCTGCCTTAACGGGTTGAGCCGCTTTTTTAATCGGTGTGATATGCTGGGACGAATAAAGATAAAGACCGATGTAGAGGTCATAACATACGAAAACTGCATAGAGGTATTACAGAAAGCACTTGGCAAACACAGGAAAAACGCTGATAGAATAAACTTTCTATTGGAGTATGAAGAGGGTTCTCAGCCATTACTTAGAGAAAAGCAATATAGAAAAGATATTGATTGCCAGGTTGTAGATAACATTGCCAATGAAATAGTTGAATTTAAGGTGGGATTCCAATATGGAAATCCTATCACTTTTAAGAAGAGAAATACAGTTGAGGGAAAGATAGATGCGGTTCAGGAATTTAACGACCAATATCTTCTAACTGATTCCGATTCAGCTAATCAGGAACTTGCAAGGTTCATGGAGATAGGCGGTATCTGTAATACATACATAGATATAAACGAAGAGGACTACGAAGAGGGTGATAGTTATTATAAGAGATATGTTCTTGACCCACGTAGTTCTTTTGTTATTTATTCGTCTATTGATGGTAGAGAAATGGCAGGAGTCACTTATAGAAAAGACTCCGATGGGATATGGCGTTATACCATGTTCACCAAGGACTTCCAATTTGAAATAAAGAACTGGCAAGTTGTAAACGGTAATGGTGAAACTGAGGATTATTGGGGACATGATGTAAGAAGTGGAGAAGTAAATCCGCTACACATTATCCCTATAACAGAATATTTCAGAAGTTACGATAGAATGGGTTGCTTTGAACGTCAGATAGACGAGATGAACAACCTTAATTTATTGATATCTGACTTTTCAAATGACGTAGATCAGAACACACAGACTATTTGGTGGACTAACGATTGTGAATTTGCTACTGTCCAAGTTCAGAATGAGGACGGAACAGTTACAGAGCAGGTAGTACATCC